CATTATATCCATCTGCATCAAAGCCTCCATAGGTATAGCTTCCATCTGTTTCCGTGAATGTAAAATCATCCATATCCTGTTCATTGCTCAGTATCAACTCACCATGGGCCCCAAGGGTTCCATACTGAAAGGTATCCATATACGGAAATTCCATGTCTTCCCAGGCTTTTCTCATCTTCGGTAGTCGAACATCTATCCCATCCCACTTACCATAATATTCATCAACCTTATTTTCTTGTCCCCATTTTTTAAAAATGGATTCGTCCATGGGATCATGGGTGTAAATTCGATCCATATATAATTCATTACTGTCAAGTCTCCATAACAATGCTCGACCAGTGACTTCTTTTTGCTCATTGAACTTCACCAGGAGTTTGACTGCTTGGGGATTAAAGACATATATGTCAAGGTAATCCTGACATGATCCGTGCCTCATACAAGATTTATTTAAATTACCCTTACCCTTTGCATATGCATATGTCTTTTCATGGTAATACTTTCGAATATTTTCACCTTTTACGACCTCAAACATAACTCCAGCACTCTTCATGTCGGTGCGGAAAGCATTTATATATTTTATAAATTCCTCAATCTGTTCAGGCTTGAACTTCTTCATTAATTTTGTGACCAATTTTCCTATTTTGATCTGTTGTGTAATGACTTTTCCATCTGGCTTGGTATATTGAACAGAAAAAGCGTCTTTGCGTTTTGGATCCAGGTCAATGACATCAACTGTCTTTACATCTTTGAGGAAATCAACCATGTTATCTCCTCCTGCAAGGTTGGAAACTATACTGTCTTTTATTGCCTTTGCAATTGGATCCGCGGACAGTGTATTTATAAGCGTCATTAGATTACTCTTGACAAGAATTTCACTTTCCAGAAGTGCTTGCCAGTAATTACTATCAGTATATGTTAATTTATTAAAAAAAATCATAGTTTTTATATTTTTTAATTTATAAATTATATATCAAAAAAGGAGAATACCATTTCTGGTATTCTCCTTTTTTTACTAATTTATGGCCTATGCCATATACTGTGTTGGATCAAAGCCCTCAAGTGCCTCTTTTCGTTCCACACACGTTCCACACGTGCCGCAATGGATATCCCCACCCTTGTAGCAACTATATGTATTTTCGAAGTCTACATCGACTCCTTGACCGATTATAGCTATGTCACGTTTTGTGATGTTAGCGTAAGGTGCGTTAATTTTCACCTCATTATATGTCCCGAATGTCATTGCAGTTGACAATGCAACTATGAACTCAGGCCTACAATCTGGATAAATTGTGTGGTCTCCGGCATGATTCGCAATCATTACCTGTCCCATTTCTTCACTCTCCGCGATTCCGGCTGCAATGGATAACATTATACCATTTCTAAATGGCACAACTGTCGATTTCATACTGTCTTCTCGATAATCTCCGTCGGGTATGGCCTCTGTGGATCCATCAAGTAATGAACTCTTGAATAAATCATGAATGAAATCTAAGTCAATTTTTACCAGGGGGATTCCCAATTTGTCACAGTTCAATTTTGCTCGTGCATATTCCTTTTCCATGTGCCGAGATCCATAATTGAAATATATGGCCTTTGATATCCTGTCCTTGAATTCATGGAGCATGACCGTTGAATCCATGCCTCCCGAATATACTAATACTGAATCTTTTTTCATAATTAACCTTCTATTGTCATTTTGCCAGTGTTATACACTGTAAATTCATTAATGTGATTTTTGTTATCCATCTCAACGTCTATTGTTATTTTTAATTCATCTGTTGCATCTGAATTATTGGTTTCATCACAGGTCACTTTATATGGATACGGGTGGTGACTTTCAATGTATTCTTCCACATGCTTTTTTATTATGAATCGATTGTCCGCATCATTAAAAGATCCTATGAAGAATTCAAGAATTCTTTCAAGTTCTTCTTTCAAGTCACGGTCTAATTTAGACAGGGCTTCATCTTTTTTCATAATTAACCCTTTGCTCTTGCCACTGACCAAGTTTCTTTTGTGTCGTAAACTACTATTCTGTCCGCATGGGGAAATGAAGGTAATTTTGATTCTGCAAATGATTTCTTACTCTCATGCACATTGTTCTTATGACCCGATTTGCCATAAGATCTTGATCCGTCGTTTCCAATAACACAAAAGTATACCGGATTTTCTAACATTATTTTTTCAGCCATTTTCTGTTCTTTCTATTTATTATAAAATTATATGCTTCAGTCGAATTATATCCCACAAATCAAATCTGAAATTTGAACGGACATAACTATATTTCTCCTCTTCTACTCCCCATCCATACTTTCCGGATACATGACAACGAACGATATATTTGGTCGCTCTGTCAAGTTTTCGCCATATATCCTCATTAATGTTCTTCACTTATTTTTCCAAGTGGCAAGATTATGGAGGATCCAGAACGGATTGAATCCATCATTTCCCAATATCTTTACAAATTTTAAATATTCCCGGCTGGGGCGACCACTTATGATTGCATGAAGTTCGTCCATGGGTATTTCCAAATAATGTGTCAATTTGACAAGTGTCATTTCATAGCCAACATATGACACAAATCGAAGTCTCTCCTTTGGACTGTTCAATTTGAAATTAATATGTAGATCTTCTTTTCCTGGTAATGGCTTTGCCGTCAAATTACCACCGTTACTTAGGGGGCCGCCGAATCGAAAGTCAATATCTGTGATTTTCATTTTTGTTTCCTTTGTGATTAACTATTTAATAATACTTGAAGGGCGAAGAAACATGCACGGAGGCCGGATCCAGGTTCGATGAGTGTTTTTGACATATGCTCCCACTCTGGAACCTTTATAATTACCATCGGTAAATACTGCTCCTTTTCCGGGTGGTTCTCGACAAGCCATTTTGGAAATTCCTGGCCCAATGCAACAAATATATTGTCCTCCTTACCAGCGTACTCACCAAGCAGTACCTTGTAATTTTTGAGGGGATCGGGCTCCGCTACTAACATTTCATATAAATCAATGAAGGAGTAAGATGCTCTCTTCACATCATCCATTTCAATTTCTGTTGTTCCGGAGATATGTAAACTTTGTAACTGTGAGAAGGTTTTTCGAAGGTCAGGAAAGTTTCGAGTGACAAATTCTGAAAGAACTCCCTTACCCCAGACCATCTTGAGTTTTTTACTGATTATTTTGACGCGTTTGCTGTACAATTTTATCATCTCCAGTTCTTCTTCTGTATCAACCGGATCAAATGAAACTATTAAAAAACGTGACATTATAGCCTCAGGAATTTTATTTGTATAGTTGGTGGTTGCAATGAACCTTACATACTCATGAAATTTTTCCATTGTGGCCAATAACGCATCATAGAATCCAGCAGATGCCCCGTTAAATTCTTCCATGATTATTACTTTGTAGGGTGCGTCCAGGTGTGTGAGGGATTTGGTCATGCAAAACTTTGTCACCTTTTCACGAACAACATCAATTTTACCCTCGGATGAGGCATTTATATACAGTACGGGACTGTCCTTTGATAGCACCTGAGAAATTGAACTTTTACCCGTACCAGGTGAGCGTGACACGAGTAAAAGGTTCTGGCTCAATTCCCCATTTCCAATAACTTTTGTAATTCTTTTGTTGAGAATCATCGTCTCCATGCTCTTCGGTCTAAACTTTTCCGTGAACATCATATCTTTAACTGACATTTCTTTTCCTTATAATTAATTAACTTTAATACTCTTCTTATACACAGGGTTTTGTGATATGCTCGTTTTCATTTTTTATCTTTTATTTATGATTATTTTATTTTGCCGTCGTTGAAATCTTCATAAAAACTGAGCATATTATCAACTTGAGATTTACTTTGTTCCACATATTTCATTATTTCATCTTCAGAAATTTCCACGATTGTATCCGTATTCGAATCTCTTACTTCCATATATGTGCTTTGGTCTGATACGATACTATGGCCGTTTGTTAATTCAATTTCAATATTAGATTCGTCTGTGTCCATACTACCATATATGCTCATGACCTGAATGGGCTTGGCTGCGAGTTTGAACGACTTTGTTACATTTGCATCCATCTTTTTGTTTGCTTTCAATTCTTTTGAATACTCAAGATGAAATTCAACGCTTACCTTCGTTCATTTTAAATTCTTTGAAATTTTTCATAATTTTTCTCTTTTTATTTTTTAACGATTGTTTTTATCTTATAAATTTATATTTCTTATTTCCAACTTTTATTGCATGACTCTTTTTTACTAAAGAACTCCATAGTTTTTCACCCAACTCAGATAATTCAATTACAGGCGTTCCATTATTTAATATTCTTTCGGGAGAAGGCCTTAATGGATTTTTCGTTTGTTTGACACTAAATTCATTCATTTTAATATAAAATTGAGTGCCAATAGACTGTTGCTGAAATTCTTCAGGTATTATAGAATTTCTGATGACCCATCCATCTTTATGTTCCCAAACTGTGAACATATCTGGGCGGGAGAGATGATTATTATCTATATCCCAAGTAGAGAAATTACCTTCAGAAGATTTGAACTTAAATATTTTTTTAAAATAAAGCTCATTAATTTTTATTTTAGCTTCATTAAGTATTTCACTAAAAAGTTTCATAATTATTTCTTTATTTTTTCAAAATATTGACATGCACGTCTATCCAATTCTATTACTTCATAATTTGTAGATGTATACTCATTTGGCTGTTTTGTACAATACATTGTAACATTTCGCATACTTGTTTTCTTTTTAAGATGATATTCACAATAATAACAATACTGATTCTTTAATGTTTTATCCGGAGCAAACTCATCCTTACCTTCGTTCATTTTAAATTCTTTGAAATTTTTCATAATTTTTCTCTTTTTATTTTTTAATGATTGTTTTTATCTTGTCCGGGAGTTTTCGTTTGTTCATTACTGTTCCATATTTTCTGGAGACTGCGTAATTACCATTCAAATATTTGATCCATTTTTGCCGGGTTCCAATTTGACGTTCCTTCTTGCATGATTGGAATAACTTGTAATCTGCTATACTATATATCCATGACCTGTAACTCGCATGGCCGAGGTGTCTGTCCGGTAATGCACAGTTCCTACGTCTCAACGGTTTCTTCATGCCAAATACATTGTTGCCGTTCTTGGCTAATCCTGAAGTTATACTCTCCGCAATACTTGAATTGTATGCCATATTAGGATACAGAATTTCCATGTCCATTAACGCCTGGGCCATGTTTTCTCGACTCAGTGGTTTTGGATCACTTTCAAATTCATGTATGGTGGTGACAATGTCCTCCAATAATATGGAATCCATGTCTTGGATGTTGTTGAAATATGTTAAAATTTCACTTCTCTCGTGATTATAAATTACCTGTTCCAAACTGTCTCGCTTGCAATTGCAATCTTTTACTTGCATATTACTTGTGGAACTTCCAAGGGCATATGACGCCCAACCCACGAGAATCAAGAGGGGGACCACCCCTACCATAAACAAGTTATTTTTCACTGCCATTCAAATCCTTCATTTTGTTTTCATTTAATATATTTTTAGTAGCTTCTTTTCGCATCTGGATTCTCAGTTTCCTGGCCTCCGTACTTTCCTGAATCAGTGTATCTCTTGTCGTCTCACCTTTGATTTTACGTGTCAAAGTTTTCAGAGTTGCCTCGTAATTTCTATTTTTTGTGACAATTTTTTCTACATCTGTAATATCCTTCTCCAAGTCCTTGACCTCTTTTTTAATGGCCTTGAAGTCCTTGTTCCACGATACGGATGTTGTCTTTGCATCCTTTTTTAATGTCTTGATCTGTTTCTGTATGGTTTCAATTGTCTTCTTATGACTCATTAAAGCCGCCATGGTTTTGATATGCTTTTCATCATGGTCCTGCACTTTATATAATAAATACCATAAAAATGTGAATGGGGCTATCATTACGATACCCCCGCTCATATCAAAAACAGAATACCAAATGTATAAACTCAATCCAAAGAATAAGCCCCCAATGATATTAAATAGTTTCATTTACTACCTCTGTACTGGTGTTATTTGTGATTCTTTTACATATTCCCCGATATCTTCGATTCCTAAGGAATAAAGAGAATATAGGGGTTCGCCTTTCAACGAAACTCCCCAATGTTCCTGCACAAGAAAAACTAATCGCTGGTGTAATCCCTGGACCATTACCTTTGAACCTTTTGGATATTTGAAATTGGCTGTGCTGGCTGTTGCAACTTCTACGATCTTTTCAACTTCAACGATCTTTTCAACTTCAACAATTTTTTCAACTTCAACAATTTTTTCAACTTCAACTATCTTTTCAACTTCTTTTTCCACTATTTTTTCTTGGATTTCGGGCTCAACACTTTTTAAATGTTCGATATATTTTTCCGTGTCATCGAAACCTGAATCTTCTGCCATTTTATTCAACCCTTTTATGGTTTTATCCATTTTCGTATACTCTTTTACGATGTCCGCTTTGGTCATCTTATCCGTTTTTGCCATTTTACTGTTCCTTTTTTTATTTTATTATTTAAATTACTTTCCTGCTGCCAACATCGATTGAATTACTGCATCCAATATATCATTTAGCCATAAATTTATTTGGGGGTCATATTGATCAATCATATTCTCAAATTCATAATCCGGATCATCTCCGTCATATTCTTCATCCTCGCTTGGATCAATATCGGGCAATACTTCTTGATTCCATGCTGTATACAAATCTTGAAATGAATTTTTATCTCGTAAAAATTTCTTGAAGAGTTTTTCGTTCTTATTTACATACGCAAATTCAATGCGTTTATCATTACCAAAACCATTATTATACCAATCATATGCAATTCCCGTTACACATCTAAATAATTCTCCCCATGGTTTATCTTTTGATGGACCAGTCGTAGGGATATATTCATCTTCCATCCGAGTATACTCATCTTGATATGTTCCCTCGTCATCCCAATAACCATTTCCCTTAACTTTAATTTTGCCTTCGAAAATCTTAAAATGTTTCATATTTATCCTTTTTTTTTATTTAAAAATCGTTGGGGTCTTGAATATATGAGTCAGGTTTAGGTTTCAAGGATTTCCATATAGCGTTATTATGCCATTTTCCTCGTTTCCATGTGCCATCCAGCCAAGTTCCTGACATGAAGTCTCCATTATACCATATTCCATTTTCCCATGTGCCATTAAAAAATTCACCTCTATACCATTCCCCGTTTTTCCAGGTACCACCTAAGAAATCTCCACGAAGCCAGATACCATCTTCCCATACACCTCCTGTGAAAGATCCAGATTTGAAAACTAATTTACCATCCTTTTTACCAAGAACAGCTTCGTCCAAATCACAATCTAATATCCAAGGGAAATCCTTTTTAAGTTGTGGAATTGTGAGTTTATCTTGTAATTTTTCAATTCCAAATTTTTGAAAGAAAACTCTATCAGGATGGTTTTTATCTTTCGGACGTGATTTTTTCAGTTGCCAATCACCATTCTGCCAGGTTCCATCTTTCCATTTACCACCCGCGAAGGTTCCATTCTCCCAGGTTCCATCTTCCCATTCACCATTCATGAAGGTTCCATTTTTCCAGGTTCCTTGGAGCCAGGTTCCATTTTCCCAGGTCCCATTTTCCCAGGTTCCTTTGATCCAAAGGCCAGATTTCCAGGTTCCATCTTTCCAGGTTCCATCCCGCCAGGTTCCACGGTCAAAGATTCCATTTTCAAATGTGCCGCCTTCGAAGCTTGCATGTCCGAATGTTCCATTTTTAAAAGTCCCTCCAGCCCATGTATCTTCTTCAAAGGTTCCGTCTAACCAAATGCCATCTTCCCATACAACAGATGGCTCCCTGAACGTATATTCTGCATTAATTACAGCATCTTTTATTTTTGCTGCCAATATCCAGGGATAAAATTCTTGGAGATATTTAAGAGTGAATCCACCCTTTAATTCTTTTATGCCATACTTATTTAAATTTTCTTCTCCTATGAGTGGAACCCCTATTGGCCGAACCCAAGAAATTTTGAGTAATTTTCCTTTGGCCGTTGAAAAGATTTTTCTGTTGGTTTTTATGTCATTTAATGTTCGTATAGACTCATCTAAATTTACGAATTTATCCTCGGTATTTATATTATAACCTACTATAGATTCGTTTTTGATGATAAATACCAGTCCTGTATCAAATTTAGCCAGCATATAATCGTTAAAATTTGAATCAATTTCAACGGAACTTGCCCCTACCCATTTCTTAATTTCTTCTAATCTTTTAATAATAAATTTCGGGACTGTCTTATCACCCTCAAATATTTTAAAATATTTCATATTTATCCTTTTTTTTATTTAAAAATCGCCATCATCATCTCCACCAATTGGGTGGTCTTTTTTATATTTCAACATATCCGCCCACTGATCATCTGTCAAGCTCAAATATTGTTTTGCCGCCCATTCACGTGGAATAATTGGATTTTCATCCGCATCATCCATTAAATCTCCCATTGAGCCAACAAAGTCAAGTTCTCTCTGTAGGAATTCCATTTCTTTCAACTTCTTGTAAATGTTGTCGTCCTGGAATTTTATACCCAGATTTGATCTAAATTGTTCGTCATCTTTTAGAAAATCAAAGTCGATACAAAGCTGTAAGTATAATGGTTTCCATAATACTTCTTGGAAGGTTGATCTCAAACGCCCAATGAACTTACTGAATCGAATTTCTTCTCTGTCCAATCCGTCGGATCCAATCATCATTTGACCTCCGCCGCCTTCTCCGTCAAATCTACTTTCAGGAACTTTTGAATCTTTTTTCAACTTGTCCCAGAAATATTTCAAACTGTCAGTGTCATTCAAATCCGGCCCCTCACCCGCAATGGTTTCAATTTCCGGCTGTTCTCCATTTTTACTTGGGAAGAGATAGTTTTTATAAAATTGCATTGAAGGTTTTCCATTGATCAATAGTTCTCCACTATCAAAATCAAGATATATGTCCTCTTTATATAATGCCATTAATTCATTCAAACTCTCTTTTGCCTTTTGGGGTGACTTTGTTCCAATTGGAATTACCATTTTCATTCTAAATGTAGAATTCATTAGGTTCCAGATTAGTCGAGTGTTTTCCATCAAGCGAAGCAAATTTAATGATCGTACAAGGCGTTCCAGGTAGGACACGCGCATCATTATGTTACCCTTTGCATACGATATATATATGATTTGTGCGTCATACAGAGGGGGTCTGGCCAAATTAGGACTATCCTCATACTGCATCCATACTGATTTATATCCACCCTCAGTCTCTTCTTTTTGGGGTCTCAAACTAATTGGGTCAAGTTCTTTGAAACCAATTATATTCTTCCATTCCTCATCATAAATAATTTCAAATGCAAGGAACCCATCAATCATTAATTGACGGAAATATTGCCATGCAGATACATCATCATTAAAATGGAAATGATTATAAATTTCCTTGTATCTCTGTTGTGCCTTCTCAATTACCTCCTTTTGAGTTTCCTCTTTCAAATGTGAACCAAGATTACTCAGATCGGGATATGCAAAGAAGTTTTGATTGTCATATACAATTGCATCATCACAAATTGTATCCAAGATCCATTCAATTTCGCCGTTCATACTGAATTTACGAAGGAATTCCCTTCTACTTTGATAGTCTTTATCAAAGAATGCTGTATATTTTTTTTGACCGATGTCTGCCATTGAAAGAGTATACGCCATATCCTCCGGCATTGGACCATCCATACTGAACTGAGCTTCGGTAGCACCTACAGCTCTTGACTGCTTGACCACGAGATCGTCATATTTAAAACCTAAATTACTTAGGTTTTTAATCATGGAGCCGACTTGATTTAAAAATCCGACCTCGCCGTTGGCATATTTATTTAGAAAACCAGTTGCCATATTATCCTTTTTTTATATTTAATGAATATTTTGCGTTCCCACTATTATATATCTTATTGTATCCTCTGTCATGCATAATTTCTGTTTCTGTTTTGGACGAATCGAAACCTTCTTGTATTAATTTATGCTTCATGTATTTCTGTCTCGATTCCCGTATCCCATTGACCACCCAAGAATATCCGGGGTCTGTATTTCCAATAAATTTAAATCCATTCGTTTCATATACATTGTCTCTCGGCATTGACCAATCCAAATCGGCATATGAAAAGATCTCTGTTGGTGTATATATCTTTATAAAATATTTCAAAAGTCGACTGAAGCCGCCAACCACCGTATGATTCAATATATTTACATACCTTAGGAGTTCCATTTTCTTGTTCCTGATACCAAAGGTGGCCAGGGTGACAAGTTTATCCTCGAAGTATAGTCCAATCTTATATTTTGAATTCACGTGGCCCTGTATGTGATTTTGATCCAAGAAAGCTCTTGAAGTCTTTGAGTCAACTTCCGATATCACACATTTTCTGGCATATATGCGAGTTGACATACCAAGAACTGCCCGAATTCTACTCTTGACAATTTCATTTTTATAATTCCAGTCGTCTTCCCAGATATGAATTAAATTGACACCCTTTTCTATTGCAAGTATTTTCTTCTTATGATGATACATTTTTTCCTTATATGCATCTGAATGCCAATACAATCCATTAAATTCAAATCCAATTTTCTTTGATGGAATATAAATATCAATTTCCTTACCATCGAGAATTGTTCGATTGCCTTGTTCAATCTCAACTCCCAAAGATTCTATAAATACTTTCAACTCTTCTTCTTTCCATGAAAGTCCTCCATCAATTGGATTACAATGCGGACAAATTTCAACATTGTATTTATTCATTCTCTGCCACAAGAAAAATTTATTCGCCGTAAATTCTTGGTTGCAGGTGGGGCATTGTAAGGTGAATTTCCTATTCTCATATGAAATGAATTTATATCCCCGACTTTCAAAATCCGGAACAATTTCTAATGACTTCTTTCGTTGAATCTTTTTCAAAACTTCTTTACCAATGTCGGATGAAAAATAATATTCATTTCCATATTTAGTAAATGTGGTCTTCTTTTGTTTCAATCTAAATTTTAATAGTGTAGACGGATGCTCTACGCCATGAATTTGAAGGTTATTTAATTTCATCGATTCTCGATATGATACAGATTGCAGGGGATAATCAACGCCATAATTATGTCGACTGGTCTCCCTCTTTTTTTCTTTGACGGATTCAACTGTATTTGGACTTTTCACTCCATAATGATCCATGCTGGTTTGTATTTTTGACAGTTTGACCTCGTCTACTTGACTGGGGTTTTCAACACCATATTTCTTGACGCATGTTAATTTATATTGGTTTCGTATTGATCCCGACTGTAGAGGATGAGGAACTCCATAATTTTTTATGCATGTTGCCTCTTTTTTTGATTGTATGGTGGGAGATTGACTGACATTTTTTGACCCATATACTTTTATGCAAGTTGACTCTGTCATTTTGTTTTTACACGAAATAGAGCCGCAAGTTGCAATATAAATCTTGTTTTTTTCAATCTTTTTGTAGGTTTGTAAAGGTTTGTTACAGAATGGACAGAGGAGGAGTTGAAGATTATCATTCCATATATGATATGCCCGTTGATATAAATGGACATTTTTATATGCATCATCTAAAAAAGAAGTGGCATCCCGAAGTTTGTCCGGATACCCCTTCACTTTTTTTAGAAAATCTCCAAAATCAACTGACATAAGTTTTATTTGTTCTATGTCTACCATTTTATCCTTCATTTTATCTTTAATGTATATTTTGTGTTCCCACTGTTATATATTCAATTTCTATTGTTATATTGTAAAATGTTTTAGGGATAACTTAAAATAATCGTTTCGAAATTAATTTATTGGAACCTCTTGGACACCATTTTATAAAATCCCATGTAAGTGCATCATGACATATAAATTGTTCATTTAGAATATCTTTGGCTTTGGGATGATATTTTACTGGTATTTCATTCAGTAGACGTTCGTGTGCCTCTTTTATGTTATCTTCCATTAGATCAACACCCCAAAGAGTTTGGATGGCTTGTAGAGGATTGTGGCCATGAGATAGTTTCCTTTTGAGGATTTCAAGGACTATGTTTCCATTACCTGCGGCAGGATCACAGAAGGTTTTATTTGGTTCCCATACAGACGGAGGTAACTTATCCAATATTTCATTTGTGAGCTCGGGGGGTGTGAATACTTCCGCCGTTATATGTTTCCTTTGGGATCTTATTTGGTCATTTGTCATTGTTTTCAATGTAATTTATTTCTTCTTCTGTTAGCTTAAAATGAGTGTATAGGTCTTCGTCTGTCCAGCTGCGAGTGAGGTCCATAAGTGGGACGTATTTGAAGACGGGGGATCTAAAAGTTCTACCGACCTGTTTTAATAATCTGAGTGTGGTTGCAAATTTTGTTGTTAAATACATTTTACAATTTATAGCTTCAATTTCTGTATCAAATGGAAAATAACATACAGATTCGGATGTTAAAAACTTGGGTGGAATGGTTTTTAATGCTGAAAATTCCTTCGCCTCGTTTCCTGTCCCCCCTTGTCCAAAAGATGTTTTCCATTTATCAAATTGAAATTTACCTATATTAATTTCATTTTTATTGACGTATTTTACATTATCGACCAATCCCGCTCCCATGACTGAATATTTTTGTTTCCCATTAATACATTCTAATTTATTTTTAAATATTGATGTTCCTATACTTGCTGGGTGTTTAAAAGATTTCTTCATCATTGTATATCCATCAATTTTGGATATTATATTTATCATTAAATCACTTTCAATGAAATTTGGATTTTCAATTGGATTTATATTAAATATTTTATCATTCACTTCGTAATTGATGTCACCTATGTAATCTTTATCTGAAATAAAATAACAAACTCCTCCACTAACAGATACATCTGGGAAATGATTACCCACATCACTCCCTGTTTTAATATATGAGATATGTTCATTTAAAAACTGATCTTTGAATTTAAAATATTTATCTGTTTTGTTCCAACTGAATGGAATAATCATTGTGCATATATGTTTCGAAATGTCAAAGCCTAACCTCACAAATTTATCATATAAAATTTTACCGCAACTTCCATTTTTCATTGGAACTGTATACGGTGGATTCCCAACAACGACATCAAATTTTGGCATATCCTCTAATTTCCTCTCCAATATATTTATTTTTGAATCAATGTTCACAAATCCCGGCAACTCATCTCAATGTAATTTATTTCTTCTTCTGTTAGATTAAAATGAGTGTATAGGTCTTCGTCTGTCCAGCTGCGAGTGAAATCTAATTCCGGCAATCTATTAAATTCATTTACCAAAAATCTCCCATTATAATTAATTGAATTAAAATAAAATGAGCATAGTTTTGATTTAATAAAACATTTTACAGACTCAGCTTCTTGTTGTGAGCCACAAACCTTGAATAAATTATTTTGATTGATCCCACAATTTTTATCAATAATAATGAAATTAGGAGTATAAAACAACGATACGATCACTTTAATATCTTTATAATGTGGAGGTTCTATATCCAAATTAATTATTGATTTTCCATTATAACACCTATATTTCCCATTTTCTACTTGGTGTTGTTTTCTATAGGCTCCATTGACTTTTTGAGAGTACAAAAAGTCAATGGAGCCTTTTCTACATAATAATTTATTTAATATGGAATTTCCAATTTTAAAATTATTATATAATGGTATGAAATTAAAATTTAATTCCGACGGCTCATTGTTAATTATTGATTTCCCATTGTTTGGTATATTGTTTTTTAAAATGAAATAACAAAATGTTGACCCTATTTGTGGGAAATATTTTTTAACATCTGTATTAATTTCCGTCATGTAAGGTTTTAAATATGTTTTAAAAATATTTTTTGTATTACTGAACCATGTATTTGGGGTAATCAATGTTATAATGCCAGTGTCTTTTACAATTTTGGTACTCAATATTATAAATTGACTCCATAATGTATTATGGTTTCCCAAGGATCGCCCATTCTTTGTATTTTGATACGGCGGATTCCCAACAACTACATCAAATTTTGGCATATCTTTTAATTCCCTCTCCAATATATTTATTTTTGAATCCATGTTCACAAATCCCGGCAACTCATCTCAATGTAATTTATTTCTTCGGGTGTTAGATTAAAATGTTCGTAGAGGTCTTCGTCGGTCCAAGGGCGAGTGAGGTCCATAAGAGGAACATATTTGAACGCAAGTGACGGAAATGTATAACTATCTTGTGCCAAATACCTTAATAATGTTGAGAATTTGGTTGTTAAATACTGCTTACAATTAATCGCTTCCGTTTCCGTATCAAACGGAAAATACGAAATAGACATGGTTGTTATATTTAATGGTTTTATTAATTTTAGGGAGACTAAATATCGAGTTATATTTTTTTTGATGGAACCTATTGTTATTTCAGAGGCAGTTCCCCCTCTTGTGAACCCACATTTCCATTTATCCAAATCATATCTCGATAAGGTAACTTTATTTTTATCAATATGCTTCAATTTTTTATTTAAGCCTGGTCCTTCGACGGGTATTGAATTTTTAAATTCAGAATCCGATAAATCTTTAAATATGTTAGATTTTATGTTTTGTGGATTTTTATACAACTCCGACATTTTAGGAGATTTAGACATTTTATCTAAAATATTTATAACTTCACTATCAATCGTTATAATATTATAATCATTGCCAATTGATAAATTGCCGTTAATGTATAAATTTTTATTGACATTTACATTGGTTATATAATAACAAACTCCTGCTGATATATTAACACTATCGAAAAAAGACTGTTTATTTGTATAAACTTCTCTTAAACCATTTTTAATTAAATGATTTCTAAAATTTACCATTGAGCCTTGATTAAATAACCAACTTTGTGGAACAACCATACATGAAATATTATTTGTTATATCTAATCCCAGATTCATAAATTTGTCATATAACTTTCCCGTTTTCATATTTTTGTTTTTCCCTCGTGGCGTGTTATAAGGTGGATTCCCAACAACGACATCAAATTTTGGCATATCCTCTAATTTCCTCTCCAATATATTTATTTTTGAATCAATGTTCACAAATCCCGGCAAACATTTCTTTGTCAATAACTCGGCCTGTTTGCTGGTTGTATACCCATATAAACACTCCTTTGTTATATACTTATATATATCATTTTCACTTTTGTTTCCTCTATATGCTTCCATCAATCGGATTACAATTTCTACTAAAAATATACCACTTTTGACCGCAGGATCACAGAATGTTTTTTTCACATCCCATATATTTTTCGGTAATTTATCGAATATTTCATTTATTAATTTCCAGGGCGTCATGATTTCTTGATTGCTCGTTGGATTTAAATATCCCAATAATGATCTCATTTCTTTCAGGCATTCCAATATTCCCATGCCCTCCATTTTTGGCATGCTACTATAAAAACTTTCCAGGGCCTTGTTCAACCGATCTTTATTTATTAATCCACTTTTCAATATCTTCCCAAATTCCTCTGGTTCAATTCCAATTATAAGTTCAAATATTTTAATCTCCTCTGTACCCCCCAATTCTTGCCAATTTAAATATTCATCATCTGCAAGGAATAAAAATGTTGGTAAGTTCATTGTGAATCCCCTGACGGCATCCAATATATTTTTTATCTCTTTTTTATCTCTTACTGGAGTCTCGCCTCCTCCTCCGTCAGTCTTCTTCTTGTTTTTTCCTTTTTTGGTCCCACTGTCGGAAATTTCAACATCCCCCAATGCTCCATTTTTACCACCATTGGATTTCTTCAAAATATCCAATATATCATCTTCTAAATTAAATTTCAGAGATAATATCCAATCACTTCCAAATCTTCTTATGTTGCGATTTGCATTTGCCCCAATCGATACAATCTCTTTTAAAATATCTTCTGTACTCTTTTCAATTAATTGACCCCCGGAATATGACAAAACACTCATACAATCTAAAAATTCAGATAATCCATTTTTTATCGAGTTGCCTTTTTTGGTGGCCTCCATTGCATAATCATAGGTCATTTTCAAGGCTCGTTGAGGATTAAAATCAAAAATATAACACTCTTTCTTCCCTACTTTTTTATTTGATGTTTTTACACGAAACGCAGTTTGCCAATAATCTTGAACACTTTCCACATCAGATAAGAAAAATACAGATCCCCACTCCGGAATACTTACACCTGTATTCAATTTTCCACAGCTCAATGTAATTGTTCCAATTTTACCTTTATATTTTCCAATTTGATTGTCAACCCCGGATATTGCCCTCTTCACATTACCAAGGGTATCTTTTCCCAGTCCATCATTTTTACCAGCGGCAATTATAATTTCATAGTCCTTAAAATAATTGTGATCGTTCAATACTTTTTTCATGGAGGTAATCTCTTTTACCCCACTCATGTACCAGAATGTATGTTTCAAGTATTTATTGTCAATATTAATGTTAAATGGACTTTTCATCCTCCTTGGTTCTGTACTGGCCAAATTATTTAAAAACTTATCAACAGAACTTCTATTTATAAATTTATCGTTTTTCACTCCGAAAAATTTATTCATTGTTAGATATTCATCATCACTGTAATATTTTACATTTTCCCAAACTTCATCCGAAACTTTAAATGTATACAAATTAATTCTTGGTAGCCATCTATAAATGGAATTTCCAGTTTGCTTTTTGCGTTGCTCATCAATATATGACCAGCTGTAAATTTGTTCGTCTTCGTAATATCCGGAGGTTTTTAAATGAATTGGGGTTCCTGACAAATCCAGCCTTTTTTTGTAATTCAGTTTCCCTAAAAATTCTTGGGGACGGATGTTGCCAAATCCATAATGAACTTCATCAACAATTACAAAATCAAAATCAATTTGTAATAATTTTTCAAATTTCTCTTTTGGTTGGCCATTAATTTTGGTTCCTAAAATATCTTGAAATGATGAAAATATTACAACTTTTTCATTTTTTAATTTTTTTTGCTGTTCCTTGTCATTTAATTTTAATCCGTCCACAAAAAAATATTCGGGGAAATTTATATGATCCAGAAGTTCATTTTTCCATTCCTCTTTTATTGCAGGCTTGTATGTCAATATCAATACTTTTTTAGCATCCAACTTTTTCATTAATTGATACGTTGTAAATGTTTTCCCGAATCTCATTATTGCATCAAATAAAAAAGTATCTCCATCCACAAAATAATTATATGCTTGGTTGACAGCATCCTCTTGTTCAGGTCTCATTTTAAAATTATTTTTCCTATTGACCCCATTTATAATTTCATTGTATGCACAACTTATATCGGAAAGTGAACATTCAAACCACTCTCTTGATACATTAATCCTATATGGAGATAATTTTTTGTGGATGGCGTGTTCTAATTTAAAACATAGTTCATTTCCTCCATAACTATCCTCGGATGATAAATTCTGGATCTTGTTCTTGTTCTGTTCTGTGATTGGGAAAACGTCTAAAATTTTGAAGGGTTTGTAATTGGAGGTGGTGTGCTGTTCTGAAATTCGTTCACATATATTACCAGTAGCCCCTCCTATTTTTAACCCAGGGGAGCCCTCCTTCATGTAAACATATACGCCATTTGAATATTCACTGTATTCGTCTTTGTTGATTATCTTTTCCATGTTCTGTAACTTATTAATTATTATAAAATCTCATCTCATAATTGTAATTTACGGAAAAAATATTTAAAATCCAAATGCTATTTTATTTTTATTTTTTAATGCTGTCACATACTATTGTATATTTCCCGAGTCATATTCAACGAGTATCTTATTAATTTTACCAATTAAAATTGAATGTGTTTTATTTAAATTGCGTTTTTGTATAGACATTACTATTAATTTTGTAGAGGGTGCGTACTTTTTTATAAATTTATCAGTTGCCGTGTCAAAATCTTGTATATTGTCAAGTCTATCGGCTAATTTTATAGTCAGTGCATCATCTGACATTTTCAACAATTTTTGAATTAGATAATCTGTTTTGTTACTTTTTTTGATTTCTGCCTCATCACTTGTCAATTCTTGTACTAAATTAGCAACATCTTCACCAAATTCATTCCGAATATCTATCCAATTTGACTTGGTGTCCTCTATTACATCATGTAAGAACGCGGCATGAATTATTTTTTTGTTCATTTTCATGTCAATTAATAACTTGGCGACTCGAGCGGGATGATACATATAAGGAGTTTTATCAAATCTCCTCTTTTGGCCCCAATGATTCAAGAGGATGTAATCTATTATCTGATCATATTCAGCTCCAAATTTCATTTTACTGACAACTCGCCTCTCCAATAAATATTCGGATGATCCGTTTTTATATAAAGTGATTTTCTTGAAATATTTCATAACTTATCTATTTAATAATTTATATCCTATATATTCAATTTTTCTTTTTTTCGGGTTCGAGCATTAAAATTTCATTCTTTAATGTGACTATTTTAAATTGCATCCCGTACTTTTGACAGTGTGATTCAATTGCTCTCATCTTGGCCAAGGTTACACTTGCAATTGCCATACTTTGATTGTACTGTGTACGTGCCTCCGGTGGCATTGAATGGATTTGATCAAATGGTACCAGGGGGAAGGTAATGGATTCAAAGTTTCCCATGTAATATACTGTCTCCTCACAATTGTTATAATCCCCCACCCACCTCATTACATAAAAACTTGGTGAGCAGAATTCAACTCGGTTTAATATCACATCCATATATGCAACGTTGAAAGGGTTATATTTCCAGGCTATGACTTCCGGGTCATTGTCCAATTCTTCTATCCATTTTATATCAATCGATGTCTGGGGATGAAGTACAGAAATTTCGTCCTGGTATTTATCGGGACGTTGAATAGTATATGAAGGTTCTACTATCACATCAGCAAAACCCCAACTATCTGTAGTTAGAAATGGATGTATCATAACAAGTTCCTGTTCTTATTCCCAAAAGTAATCAAATTGAGTTTGCCCATCTAATTTTTTATCAATCAATTTTTTTAATTTGTCCTCATCCCTGTCATTTTTGACCGCAAATTCCATCGTAGATGAATCTTCATTTCTACCCCTGGTGCCGCCGGAATATATTGGATTAAAACTTACTAATAACTGTGTTGCCAAATTCCAATCATTTGTATCCTCAAACCATAATGATATTTGATACCCCCGCCTGTTCGTCTAATTTAAATTCTTTGAAGTTTTTCATACTTGTTTATTTATTTTATATTTCTTTTACAAAACTCTATCACTTTGTTCTTGAAATCTTTGAGTGTGCCATCATTTTCAATAACATAGTCAAATTTATCGAAATTGTCCAATGAGGTTTCACTTGGATGCTGGTCATTTGTATCCAGGGAATCTCTATTTATACGGACCAATATGCCACCATGTTTTAAAATTTCCTCTGCTTCATTTTCAAACCTTACATCTGTCAATACCCATTTTGAATGTTCGTTAAAATCGCTCATCAATGCAATGACCCATGCATCCTGATGTAAATTCGTTCGAATTGCTTCTGTTCCTAATTTTTACATGAACTCTCGAATTGTCATGCCCCAATCAACAAGGAAATCCGCATAGTGATTTCGATTATAAAAGTAGGTAATTGGTTGACCTGTTAATAATGCACCCATCCGCTTTAACTTGTCCGCAAATTTGTGGTTCTTGTACTCCGGACAGATCTCCAATAAATATCTGTAGAACTGATCTTTTCCTGATTCCTTTTTTCCGGATATCCCTATCAATCGGGGTTATTTTTTCGCTCTTCGTTTTTTAATGTCATTTTTGTTCCTTGATTTCCAATATAGTTTGTGAATTTGTCCAATTGACATTTTCATGGTGTCCTTGGTATCGATTAATGTTGAAAGACCCCAGTCATCGAAATCTATAAACTTACCATTGCTTATACGACTCCAAATATACTGCCTTAGGGCGAATTTCCAGCCGGACTTAGACAGAGTATCCCATAAATAGTCAAGTAATTTCATAAAATCGTAATTGTCTGTGAACAATAACGTTTGTCTGCCGTCCGTCTGGAGTTCCCCACTATCGTCCGGCTTGCTTCGTTTTTTAATGTCAGCCTCTATCATTTTCGAATATGCTTGCCATAACTTTTCCAAGAGGAATACTCGAATTTCCTTCGGTATGAAGTTTAAATTGACACCGAGCTGTAGGTTGTTTCCTGTGTTTTCATGTATATAACTTTTTATAATTAATACCACGGGGCGCTTGTCATAGAACGATAATACATCTTTATATTTCGGGTCATACTGAAATG